CATAAGATTATAAATATTTATACAAGCAATTGGTACAATATCAGCTGTAGCAAAACCTTGTACAGGATAATTTTTTATTTGTGTACCATATGTAGATCCACCCCAAGGTGTTCTTTCCGCATATGGAAAAGAATATTCTCTACCAGTTGGTAATTTAATTCTTTTAAATCTTATAGCTTCACTTTGTAATTTATCATGCCAAGTTTTTATATCCTTATACTTTTCTAAAAATTTAGTATAATATCTTTTCTCATCTTCTGTACCAGTAACACCACCATACAAAGGTTTAAATGTATGTGCTTTAGCATCCTGCCTAGATACACCTATTATATCAGCAGTATATTTATGCACATCTATTTTATTTTTTATATCTTCCATACCTTGTTTATCTTGTGCCAAGTAAACTGCAGTTCTAAATTCTAATTGTGCAAAGTCTACTTCAAGTATACTACCCTTTTCAAATCTAGATGTAACAACTTTACGTATAGGAAATGTTTTACCTCTAGGTTGATTTTGAAAGTTAGGATCTCTACTAGATAATCTACCAGTTGCAGTAACTGCTTGCATAAATTTAGGATGTAAAAAACCTTTTTCATTTGTAAAGTTTTTTAATCCCTCAACAAAAGTATTTAAATAAGTATCTACTGCATTATGCCTAACTATTGAATCTATAAATTCTTTAAACTCACCCTCTGCTTCGGCAGCAATTTTAGTTAGAGTAAGTTTATCTGTTCTAAAACCAGACTCAGCAACATCATATACACTTCTAGGTCTTTGCCTAAATCCTGCATACTTTGCCATCTCTGTATAAACATATCCATCACCATCACATTCAGAACATTTTGTATAATTTTTATAGGGGCTACCATCTTTCTTAATTCTTTTTATTACACCTTTACCTTTGCAGCCAACACATTGTTGTGCAACTGTTCTGTAAATCTTTTGAACATTATTATCTACAAGATTTCTAAACTGAACTCTAGAATAGTTTGGTCTTCTTTTATTCTTACCAGTATTTTTATCTATACCTATATTAAATATCTTACACCATTCTTTTTTATCTTTGGGTTTAACAGAATATATTAACCAAGATAATTGTTCTGGACTAGATAAATTAATTTTTGTATCACCCATTTGTTTATAAACTATCTTATCTATTTTTTGTTTTAGATATGCAAACTCTGCTCTATATTCTTTTTCTACTTGCCCTAGTTCAGATAAGTTTATATTGATACCATTTCTTTCCATATCAGATAAGACAACTAAAAATTCATTCATCATCTTAGCTGTCATAAGAAGATCTTTATTTTTTTCTAATCTAAAATCTGCCATCTGGGAATCAAATAATCTTCTAGTTATTTGAACATCTATCCTACCATATTCTTCAACAACATCCGCAGGTATGTTCTCAAAAGATATACCTCTATCCATATATTCTTTTATTCTATCATCTTTAGATCCTATCTTTCTTCTACGACAGCACATCTCAAGTGTTAAACTTTTTCTTATACCTTTATTTAAAATATACTCACCTATCATTGTGTCATAAACTCTACCAGAATATTTAAAACCAGATTCTAATAACCACATTAAATCAAATTTTATATTATGTCCTATTAAAAGTGTAGTCTTATCTAATATAGATTGTATATTATGAAAGCAACCTTTATCTATTCTCTCACTATGATTTGTAAAATAATATTCATCATTAATTCCTACACTAACTAATATATTATCTTCATGAAATGGTGATGGATCATACCCACCATTCTCATTTCTTTGCCATGATGTTTCTACGTCTACTGTTGTTATCATACCTCGTACCTACTTATCGCCCTTCTAATGGTACACACAGGTTCACCATGATAACCATTTATTTTATTTTTACTAATGCATAATGTTCTTATTTTATTCTCAGAATCTGTGTTAGCATTTCTACCTATACCAATAATAAGATCAGCCTCGGCTGCCTTACCTGTTTTAGAGTTTTCCATCTGATCAAAAGAAATACTATTTCTATTATGTGCATCAGCTGATGCCTGTGATATTGCAATCACCGCACAGTTTCTACGTTTAGCTATCTCTCTAACACTTGTATATATCTGTCTTAACTTCTCATCTGTTCTTGCATAAGTTCCTTTAACATTAATCTTATCTAACTGATCTATGATAACTATGTCAGGTTTATTTTTCTCACAGTGTGCATCTATATCATCCATTGACCAATCAACTGTATCAAACATAAATAGATTATCTTTTATATCACTCCATATTTTCTGTGCTTCTGATTTGTTATCTAGTATCTCGTCTCTAGTCATACCTGTGTAAGCTGATATTGCTCTTATCTGAGTTCTTATTGCAGGTTCTTCATTAATAAATGCATGTACCTTTGCACCTTGTTCACAAAATCCATCTGGTGCTGCACATAAACTAACCCAGAATGCCGTCTTACCTGTCTCTGGTCTGGCAAATGCTATCATAAGATTACCACCACCAACACCACCTACATTGTCTCTCAATACAGGTATATTAAATTTCCATTTAGTTGTAACATTTAAAAGATCTATCACTTCAGATATATCTTTTGTAACTGGTGGTGCTTTATCTTCTGTGATATTAGTCTTATGTTTATCAATCATACTAACTATCTCAGCAAAGTTAGCCTCCTTACCATTAAATATTTCTGTAGATTCTACAGCTATTCTCTGTGCTAAATCTCTATCAGATAATATTCTTAATATATCTTTAGCTACTTCTCTATTAGGTTCTTGAACTTCTTTTATATCTTCTACTAATTCACTAAACTTTTCTTTTGCTGCACGTGTTAATGCAGGATTAAATCTAACAGTATGCAATGAATATAGATCGTCAACTTTTATATCATCATCATATTCTTCGTGTGCTTTCTGAACTGTCTCATACAAAGAATTAATATCACCACCAAAAACTGTTGGTGACAATATACTTTTATTCTGTGTATAAAAGTTTTTGTTAAGCATCAGCCTAATCATTTGTTTCTCAATCATTTTTTAATTCCTTTAATAAAATTTGACTTATTGTTTCTGCAATTGCTTGGTCTCTTTGATTCCAATTTGGTTTATTAGATTCATATATATCCCATTTCCATTCATTCCATTTATCTAATATATCTTTTTTCATTTGATCATTCATAAAACATTCTCCTTATTTGTTCTGTATTGTAATATTTAAGATCATCCTCTATAGGTTTAACTATTACATTATCAAATCCAGATGCTCTTAAATCTTTTGCTATGTTGTAGGACTTAGCTGTTGCGTCTCTATCTAAACATATATATAAATTTTTATAAGGTCTCAAATGTTTAAGATGTGATGATTTTAAACTGGTTCCCATAATTGATATACCAGTTAATATATTTGATACAGCACATGCAGATGGACAATCCTCTACAATAACAGCATCCTCGCAATCACCACATTTAAAAGGTACATCTTTATCACCATACATAAACCATTTTGGAAAATCATTTTTATTTAATGCCCTACCTACTGCACCAACTACCTTATGTTTTGTTCTATCCTTAATTAAGAAGATAACTCTATCTTGTCTAACATCATATTTAAAATCTGATCTACCCCAAGACCAAGACTCCCAACAATTATTTTTATTTAACCAATGCATAGCTTTTTCATTTGAGTATATTGATTGAAAGCTATCTGGTATTCTAAAATCTACATCTGTAGATTGTATATCTTCTTTGTTAAACAATACCTTTTCAACATACTGCATATTCTTATCTCCTGATTTCTTACCTCTAGCTTTACATGTTGCATGAAAGCAATACCAATATGTTTTATTGTCTGTGGTATCTATTGATAATGTATTTTTGTTATTACAGAATGGACAATCCATTCTTGTCTGTATATCTTTTTGAAGTGATAAACCTTTTATAACTTGTAGTTGTTGTTTATAATTCAAATACTTAATTCCTCATATGTAATAACATATTTATCTGTCATATAAAAATCATTAGGCTCTACCTTCATTAGTTTATTATTTAAATAATAAGCTACACTATTCTCTATCGTTTCTATTGATGGATCCTTCTCTAATGGTATAACTGCTACTGCCTCTAGTCCTAGTCCTATTAATCTTACTTTGTATTTTATCATAATCATTTCCCTTATCATCTTTTTTGTCTTTTGTCAAATTGTTTTTTCTCAATTTCTTATAATAATTAGGATGATAAAATGTCACAGTTTACCTTTTCTTTCTTTTCTAGATATGTATGGTACTTTTAATAAAGTAGTGCTTTTATTACCTTTCTTACTTGTCCATAAAATTTGAACATACTTTTCTTTTTCTGGTGTATATTTTTTTATAGCTTTCTTTAAACTTCTAGCTTCAATTATTTTATCTCCACTATCTCTTACGAATGTATACTCTCTCATAGTTCCTCCATTATATATCTCTTGAGTTCTTTATCCTGCACATTATCTGGTATATTATTCTTGTAGAATATCTCATAACTATCACTACCATATTTACCAATACCAAATAATTGCTTAGCATCTTTGCCATCCCATGTCAAGTAATCTTCAGACATTCTTATCAATCTTCTTGATCTTACATATTTTAATCCCAGATCTTTTAACATATCTGCAATAGTCTCTACGTCTGCACGTAATAGGGAATGCTCATCAGGAAATCTCCTAAAAAACTTTGGTAGTATCTTCTTAACTATCTTACGATTAGTCTGGTTCAAACATATAACACCGACCATGTGTTGCCATCTGCTATCTACCTGTTGCTGTACCATAAGATCTTCACGCATAGGTTTTATCTTACTCTTCTCATAAGCTACTGATCTATTCTTACTTATCATATAATCTATTATATCATTCATTTTCTTAACTCTGCTCCATCTCCCTCAAGATTATCTATTAAATTTAATCCTTCAACAATAGCTTCTGCTGTAAATTTATTATCACAGAAACAAACTACATTCTGTTTACCATTTTGCAAATCAAACATAACTGCATTCTTATTTGCATAGTAATTACCTCTATAACTATCTTGTGTAAACATATCTTTTGTTATCTCATTATTTTTTTCTACTAAGTCAACAAGATTTTTTAATGATTGCTCAATATCTTTTGACATAACATCTTGATAATCATTTATTATACTTCGTATCTCCAGTACTATATTTTTTATCATTATTAGTGCTCCTTATAACTTACTTGTTTAACTTTACGACTCCAACAGGCACGACAACTACCACACTCACCATTCTGTTTGTATGCAGGACATTCTCTACCTATTGCTTTTTTATCTTTGTGTACACCAGATGTCCACTTCCAAAAACTAGGAGGTTGACTATCTACCTTGATTGCTGACACACGCAAACATAAATTCTTTGGTACATCTTTCTCATCTATCTTATCTATTATTGAATACTCTCTAGTTGCTAACCAGTAATTTATATGTGGTGTAAGTTCACATACTTCAAATATCTTCATCAAATGTGAGTAAGATTGTATATCTCCAGAGTCAAACCAACGATGAAAAAGCCTTGATTTATCTAGTCTTTTGTACTTTTGGGTAAGTAATTCTGCCATATAATCTACCCACTCTGGCATCTCAATAGCCTTACGTCTTATCTCGTGTGCATTAAAAACATTCTTAAAAGAGTAATGACCTTTGAGTGCATAACATTTATTACAGATAGTACCTTTTATCTTTGCTAACTTACTACCTACATTACAATGCTTTGCAGATATACCCCACGCATACGAGGGCATCTTACTAGGGTTTGATAGTGTACCTATCTTTTTTTCTATATCTTTTATCTTCATAATTTTTTCTCCCAATCTTTATCGACAATATAAATACCATCATGTCTTTCTGAAAAGATTGTTTCATAAGGTTGATTAGTTTCTTCTATCCAATCATCAATCATTTCTATATCTGTTGTCCACATTCCAGAATGATAATCATCCCATTCTTTTACACCAGTTTTTTTAACAACCCAATCTGCATAAGGTTTATGCTCATTACCAAAATGATTATCACTATGATAAAATCCATAATGATCCATAGTTATATCAATACTAATTGTTTCTTTTTGTTTTTTCATAATTTTAACTCCAATCTTCTAATAGCAAATCTTAACTGATCTTTTGTCACTTGTCCAGTTTTATATTTGTCAGATAATTTATTATATAATTTTAATACATGATCTCTTGTAGTACCTAAGTGATCACAGATAATAGAACACGCCTTAGTATAAAACCAATTCCTAGATTGCTGTATCTCAGCCATCGTAAGATTAGTAGATCCACTTAACTCAAATGCATCCTCCATTGTCTGTTGTATGATTGCTATTAATATTTTTTCTTCTGGTGTTCTTTCTTTTGTTTCTGTAATTGCTT